TGGTTGCAGTAGCAATTGGCGGTGGCGCAGTATTGGGCTACATGGGTTCGCAACAGCAAGCGGGTGCTGCAACATCTGCCGCTGGTCAGCAATATGCAGCCACTCAAGATGCCGCCCGTCAACAGCGGGAAATGTTTGACATTCTGAACAAGCAACAAGAACCATATCGGGTTGCTGGAACTGGTGCATTGTCAAGAATTGGCACGATGTTGCCGCAACTGACAGAATTGCCAGCGGGATACAAACCATTTACCGCTGCCGATTTGCAAACAAATCTTGCGCCAAATTATGAGTTTATGAAGGCCCAAGGCTTGGGCGCAACCCGTCAAGCCATGAATGTTGGCGGCGGCGGTTCTAATGTTGAGCGAGGCGGGATTAAATTTGCACAAGATTATGCAAGTAACGCTTATCAAAATGCCCTTGATAACTATATGAGGCAAGAAGCCCAAAAGTTTAATCAACAGCAAACTGGCCTTGGAAACGTCTACAACCGATTGGCAGGAATTGCTGGCATTGGACAAACTGCTGTTGGGCAAACCGCAAACCTTGGGCAAAGCACCGCTGGCAACATTGGGCAACTAGGCATCGGGGGTGCATCTGCCCTTGGTGCTGGTCAGATCGGGGCTGCAAACGCTATGGCAGGGGGTATGCAGGGAATTGGAAACGCCGCAACCTTGGCATCTTTGTTACGCCCACAAGCAGGAACTGCTGGGATGATGAACTTGCCCACGGGATATAGCGATCAAGGTTTTAGCCAATATCTTGTAGGATAAAACATGGCAACTTTTAACGTCCCAATGCTTGGCACAGAAATCAAACCTGTGCCTCAGACCTCCCTTGCCGATATGCTTGGCATTGCAAGGGGGGCACAAGCCTATCAGCAAGCCCAGCAAGTTAACCCGCTGGCGTTGCAACAACAACAGCAAGCCACCCGCACGGGTGAAATTGCATTGACTGTTGAAGAACAAAAAGACAAAGAGCGCCGCAATATGCAAACGGTTATGTCAGACCCAAATCTGTACATGACTGATGGTAAATATGACCCAAGCAAAGCGGCGGCAATAGCCACAAAAGTTGCACCGTTAACTGGCTTGGCATACCTCAAAGACATGGCTGGTTCTTTTGGCGCACAAGAAGCATTTAAAACTGGCGAAATAGGTACTGAATCCGCAAAAATGAAGTTTGCTAGCGATCAGGTGTTGGGCGTTGCTGGTCGTTTGACGGGTCTGATCAACAATCCATTGATCATTGCGGCAGAGCAAAACCCTAACGAAATAGACAAAGACAAATTGACGGCAAGGGTTAAAAAATACGCTGATGAACAAGCGGTTGCATTGGGTATTCCAAAAGAAAAAGCCGATCAATTGATTGGCCCATATCTTGAGCAAGCCGCAACCAATCCAGCGGGGTTGCGTCAATTCTTAAAAGATAAATTATTGGCAACCCTTGACCAAGGTTCACGTTTGTCAGCATTGCAGCCAAGTGGTGTGCCGATTTCTACTGGGGCACAAACAGGCGTTGTGCAAACTGGTCAGTTTGGCCCTTATGCACCTGGGGCAGTTTTGCCAGGAACTTTGCAAGATGTGCAAGTGCCACCAACTCAACCACTTGTTACGTCAACAGGCCAAACGCAATTGATTGGCCCAATGTCTCAACGCCCAGGCAATCAACCTTTGGTTACAAATCTTGGCCCTGCACAAACCAGTTTGCTTGGCGCTGGTGGGGAAAGCATTAGAGAAGATTTCAAAACCACTATGGCAGATGCAAGGGATGCCCAGCCCCGCATCACCATATTCCAAAACATCAAGAAATTTGCCCCAGATTCATTTACTGGGGTTGGCGGTCAGCGCAAAGAATTGGCTGCGGGTATTCTTAACGCAATTGGAATACCAGCATATGAAGCTGAAAAAATCAGTACTGAAGAACTGGCAAAGAACTCTGCATTGCTGGCCCTTGCTGGTGGCAATACAGATGCTGCACGGGCATTGGCAGAGGTTGCCACGCCTAATAAAAAGCTAAACGAAAAAGCTATTTTGGCAATTGCTGACCAAATGATTGGCATTGAAAAAATGAAAGTGGCTAGGGCAAACTTTTTGTCGCCAGTTCAAAATGATGCCGCACAATTTGCACAAAGACAACAACAATTCAACAGTCTTGCCGACCCACGTTTGTTCCAAGAAATGTCTAGGGAAGATGTGGAGAAACTCAGAAAATCTATGACACCAGCAATGCAAGCTGAAATGAGCGCCAAGATCAAGCAAGCCAAACAGTTGGGGATAATTCCATAATGGCAACACTCGCTGAACTTTGGGATGCACCAGCAGACGTATCCCCCAATCGCATCCCTTCTGATGTGCAAGCCAAGCGAGATCAGGGGGCGGCAGCTATTTTGCAAGCTGAACTAAAAAAAGCTCAATCTGATTTAGCCCGTGCAACTGACCCAAAACAGAAACTGCGGTTGGAAGCTGACATTGCTGGATTGACTAGGGAAATATCCCGTTCACCAGCAAGCAAAGGCGCACCCGCTACTGCGCCAGCCGCACAAGTTACGGCACAACCACAAGCTACGCCACAAGGTACATCCTTTGCTGATCTTTGGGAATCTACTGCGCCAGCAACAGAAACCGCCAAAGAAACTACGCAAGAACCCGCTAAAAAGACTGCCACATTTGCTGGCACAAGGGGCGACACAGGCATATCTGGTGATGTGAGTTTGCGCCAGCTAAAAGAAAAATTCTTAGGCAAGTCACAACCTGTCAATCCAGAAGATTACAAGAACCTAGAAAAAACACTTAGACCTGGAGATCAACCAGCAGACTTGCGGCCTTTGTATGAAGTGCCAAGGGCTATTGCACAGAATCTGGCGGCAACTGTTGCCAGCGGGTATGGCGCAATTGGAACTGGTCTTAAAACTGGTTCTATGGAACAAGCGGCGGTGGTGCAAAAAGAAATCCAAGACAAATATGGATATGAGCCTAATTCGCCCATATCCAAAAAAGTGCTTGAAATTTTAAATTTGCCTGTGGAATATGTTGTCCAACCTGTTGCCAAATTCGCTGGTGACATAGCCCAATCCATCACAGGTTCGCCAACTGCTGGCGGCGTTGTTACTGGTGCTGTGGAAACCGCGCCCATGTTGCTGGGTTTGCGTAGAGGCCCACCAGCGGCAAAGCCAGCGGGAACGATTGAAAATGTTTCACTTTTGGAACGGCAAAAAGCGGCAATGTCTGACCCCAATTTGCCCCCGTCAGTACGGGCGGCATTGGCAGAAAAAACCGCCAAGGGTGAGGTTATGACACCCGAGCAAATCCAAACGGTACAAGCCCAATTTGAGGCCAGCAAAGGGCAGATTAAACCTACATCACCACTAGCGCCAGCGGCAGGGGCAACAGCGGCGGCGGTTACTGGGGCGCAACCATTGAAAAGTGTGGGGGCGGCGGCAGTTCCAGATGCAACGATTATCAAACAAGCCTTACTTGGGGCAAGTCCAGAACTTCAAAAAGCAATTTCTTCAATTCCTGTTGACAAAGTTAATATTCCAACATTGATGCGCCATATTGAAGCTGATTCTTTGGGAATTCGTTTGACAGAAGGCCAAGCAACTGGCGACATTATTAAGATTTCCAACGAACAAAACCGCAGGGGTAAAGACCCAGATTTGGCAAATCGTTTTAATGAGCAAAACGGTCAATTGATTGAAGGCATCAATAACATTCGACAAAATGCCGCCCCTGATGTGTACGGCACAAAGACCATTGAAAACAGTCAAGGCATTATTGATGCGTACAAATCAATGGATTCGGCAAAGACTGCCGACATAAGCAAAGCATACAAAAAATTGGAAGATGCTAACGGTGGGCAATTTCCTGTTGATGGGGTAAAGCTGGCAACCAATGCCGAGGCCATGTTGGGCAAGAAACTTAAATCAGAGTTTTTGCCATCGTCCATCAAATCCCAGTTGGAACGGTTCAAGTCTGGTGAACGCATGACCTTTGAACAGTTTGAGGCCATGAGGACAAACCTTGCCGCTGAGATTCGCAAAGCCGAGCGCAGCGGGGATGGCAATGCCGCCCAAGCCTCTAGCATCGTACGTCAGGCGCTTGAAGATTTGCCTATGCAGGGCAGTGCCGCAGCCGCCCTCAAACCCTTGGCAGATAGTGCCAGATCACTTGCCAAACAGCGTTTTGATATGCTGAAGAAAGACCCAGCATACAAAGCGGCGGTGGATGACATTGTTCCTGCCGACAAGTACATTGACAAGTTTGTGATCAATGGCGTTAACAAAAACATCCGCACAATGGTTGATCACCTTGGGCGCAATTCTGAGGCGCACCAGCACATGGCGGCTGGCACAACCAACTGGCTAAAAGACAAAGCTGGCATCGTTGATGAAAAAGGTAATTTCAGTCAGGCCAATTACAACAGGGCTTTAAAGAAACTTGATGATGTCAACAATTTGCAAGAAATCTACACGCCAGCGGCGGCAAGCCAGTTAAAGACTTTGGGAAATGTCGCAAACTACACGCAATTTCAGCCCCGTGGTGCGTTTGTAAACAACTCCAACACCTTGGTCGGCGCAATGGCTGAACGAGCAAAACAAGCTATTGGCGCAACGGCAGAAGGCGGTTTAAATTATGTTTTGCCTGGATTGCAGTTGGGAACAACTGTGATGGAAATGAGGGCCAGACGAGCCGCAGAAGCTGAAACCATAAAAGCCTTGGAACTGGGCGCTGGCACAACCAAGCAAACGGGCAAAAACAAACTTGAAGATTTGAACAAGTGATGGCAGACATTGACCTTGTTAAATATGGCGTACTCTGGCAAAAAGTTGAGGATTACGAACGCCGATTTGATGACATGGACAAGAAAATGTCCAAGATGGAAGGCCAGCTAGAACAACTGGTAGCCCTTGCCAATCAAGGTCGGGGCGGGTTCTGGGCTGGCATGGCGCTGGTGTCTGCCATTTCTAGTGCAATGGGCTATGTGTCCCACTGGATTGGCAAATCAAATTAAAAAAGCATGATCGATTTAACCAAAGCCATTGGCGCTGTTGCCGCAAGCGTTGCCGCATTAGGTGGCAGTTACACGTTGGCTGACAAGTTTGGCTGGTTTGATAGGGCTATTCTTGAATGGTCACCAGAGCATTTTAAAATTGTGGCAGAGGCTGGGCAACCCATTAACGTTACTGTTGCAAGAATCAAAAAACGGGATGATTGTTCTGTTGAAAGTTTTACGCCAAGCATTCGGGATGCGGCGGGTATGGTGCATGAGGCGACCACCACGGCCAGTAGATTTAGCGGCCCAGCAGGGCCAGAGATTGACACCTTTACCTACCAGTTGACGATGGTGAGAAAAGAAAAGATTGCTGAAGGCAAGGCAACTTTGTTGGCAACCATTAAATACAAATGTCCCGAGGGTGAACGTGTTGTTCAATACCCCCGCCATGCCAATCTAAGTTTTGATTTAAAAGGCTAAAAAATGCTAACCCTGTTTTCATCCCTAGTCAGCTTCCTGATGGGTGGTCTGCCCAAAATCCTTGAATTCATCCAAGACCGTGCCGACAAGAAGCATGAACTGGCGTTGGCGGCAATGCAGACTGAACGGGAACTGACCCTAAAAAAAGCTGGCCTAGAAGCACAGGAACGCATCGAGCATATCCAAACTGAGCAGATACAGATTACCGCCGAGGTCACCAATGCCCAGACCGCCATGCAAGAACGCCAAGCCCTGTATGCCCATGATGTGGCGCTAGGCCAAGGTGCATCAAACTGGGTGATCAACATGAGGGCGGCAACCCGTTCGGTCATCACTTACGGTATGTTTGTGATGTTTATGTTTGTTGAAATTTTTGGTTTTTACTATGCTTGGCACACAGACGTAGCTTTTGATGTGGCGCTAAACCACTTGTGGGATGATGAAACGCAAATCATCTGGGCTTGCATTGTCAGTTTTTGGTTTGGCGGTCAAGCGTTCAAAAAATGAACATCAGCCACAAAGCTGTGGAGATGGTTAAGCACCATGAAGGGGTGAGGTTTAAGCCTTACCGTTGCCCTGCAAAACTTTGGACGATTGGAGTTGGTCATGTACTTTACCCAGATCAAGGCAAGATGCCTGTTGATCAAAGAGATGGTTATCAGCTACGCCCAGAAGATAACCGCACTTTTTCAGCGGAAGAAGTAAATGCCATTCTCAGAAACGATATTGCAAGGTTTGAGCGTGGGGTCCACACTTTATTTCCTGTCGATCTCAGCCAAGGGATGTTTGACAGTCTTGTTTCTTTTTCTTTTAATTGCGGCTTGGGAACGACCCAGCGTTCAACGCTACGCCAAAAGGTGCTTAGAGGCGACAAGGCGGGTGCTGCGGATGAATTCCTGAAGTACACCAAGGGCGGTGGCAAAGTCTTGCCTGGGCTGGTTAAACGCCGCCAAGATGAACGGGCACTATTCCTCCATCCATAACAGTATCTGAACAAATATCCAAGCGACTGCCACCACAACGGCAGCGCCCAGGCACAGGATTAGCAACAATCCGATCACATGACCCCCCGCATTTCCCAACCTGCGAGGAAATAATTCCAGCGCCCTTGCATAGCGGGGTTGATGTACTTGTCGCCTGTCATAGCTAGATCAGCATGTGTAAAGCCCTTTGAGGCCATTAGTGCGTGGAATACTTCTCGTGATTTCATGTGTTCTCCTTTATGCCGTGGGCGGCTTCGATGGCTCGGGCAAAAGCAAGGGCAAGCCTCTCATCTGTCGCCCGTAGCGTCTGGTTTGTTGCTGTGATGTATGCCGTATAAATTTCGCCGTTTGTCAGCGGCTCGCGCTGTGGTGGGGTGGTGTAGAGGGGCTTCGCTTCTGCATGAATTCCTTTTAACCTTGCCATCTCCTGCGCTTCTTCCTGCGTAAAAAACATATCGTGTAGATTTCCTTCAAACACCCCCCACGCCACAGGCTCTTGCTCTGGCTGTGCCAATCGTTCTTTGAGTGCGGCGATGGCTTCATTTATGTGGCGGCTTTGTGTGAAATGTATTTTCACAATGTCCAATGCAAAAAGCGCCAGCTTCATTGCTTCTCTGTCAGTCATGCTTGTCCCCTTGCTTTCAACATTTTCAGCGTACCTAAGAATTTGGTGTTTGCGTGACCCCTGCATACCCCAATCCCCTTGCCGCTTGGCTAAATCCTCAAATGCTTCATCTTCTTCAGTCATATCAACTCCTTCTGCACAGGCACAAAACGCCATTCACGTTCTGCCCTGCCTGACTTTGATTTAGTGACTTGCCCAGTTAATTCCACCAAGCCAATCTTGGCTAACTCAGGCAAGCGTCTAGCCACTTGATTGCCATCCAATCCAGTTAACTCAGCGATGCCATCCTTACCCCTTGCGCCAAAACGCTGGAGACAAAGCACAATCAAGCCACCATGAAGCCGTGCCAAGTTTTGTGCTTGGTCTGCGGCGGCATGACTGGTCACAGGGTCAGAATTCCTTGCCCTTGGAAATGTAAGCATGATTAGAACGCCAGATCGTCATCAGGCAAACCATCACGGGACCCACCGCCAAAATCGTTTTTAGGGGCAAATTCACTTTGTTCAAAAACCCACATTTTCCCTGTGAAATCTTTGTAAAGTGGAAGTGAATCAAGCTGGATAGTCATCTTTTGGGTTTTGTCATCCACCCATAAAGTGCCGTGGGTTGTCCAATAAGTTTTGTCAACGCCTTGGACTTTGTAGGTACGGGCGGGAAATTTAATGTCGTATTTCATGGTTGGCTTTCAATGTATTGGTTTAACTGCTGAACTTGGGAATCGACCTCGGCTAAGAATTTGACAATCTCGGCCTCCATCTCGGTAATAAATGCGTTATCACGTTGGATGCGGGTCACAAACAACTGTGCCTTGGGCGGCATTCTTGGGTCAAAAACACAGTAATCGTTGAATTTGCGCCCAGTACAAGCCATTTGAAATTGCATTTGTGCAAAGTATTTGGCGGGTACTTTTTGGGTTAGCAAGGTTTCCAGCATTCCCTTGCTTTCGGGACATTTGATTTCTACCATGCCATCATCTCCCACAAGGCCGTCAGGGGACGCACCAGCCATGTCAATCGTGGGATGAGGTATGAACCCCACTTCTTCCACCATAATGCCCTGTGCGGCCTCATAAGCGGCACGTGCAAATGGTTCTTGTTCAACCCCCCATTGCATAGCCTGAGAGGTAAACCCTTCGGCTTTTGTTTGGGTAATGCGTTCAAGCACTAATTGGGTCATGTAGCTATCCCGACTTGCGGAATAGCCTGTTTTGGTTTTAGCCATAACGTCATTGACCCTGCTGGCGGTGACCTTGCCCAGACGTGCGGCAAACCATTCTTCTGTGCGTTGTTCAACTTCCATTGCGAACCTCCATCATTTCGTTTGCCATTGTGAAAGCGGCTAAAGCCGTGTCATTGAAATCCATATCAGATCGCCAATCAGAATCAGACAACAGTGCTTGCATGGCAAAGATGGCGATAAAGTCTTTGAGGGTTATTTCTTCAAGACCGATTTCTTTCTTTTTTCTCATGCTTTTTCCTTTGCTTTTGCGATGCGGTCTGCCTTGGCTTTGATGACCTTGGCAATCCAATTCTGGTCGCCCTTGCAAGCATCGTAGGCGGCTTTGTAGGCGGTTTGCAGTTCTTCTTTGTTGGCGCTGGCATCAATGGCGGCGATGTGGTCTGCCATCATTCCAGCGTCAATCTGTGGTGCAGGGCGGGATGCCGCTACACCGTCATCGTCATCTGGTGAGAGGCCGCTGGCGGTCAAAAGGCTATATCTCCGCGCATAAGTTAAAGCCGAGCCAAAACCCATTGCATCGTGCTTGCTGGCTGGAACATGAAGCATTCCGCACTCCATCACTTCCCCAGATTCATGCACAAACATTGTCTCAACCATCACCCCGTCTTTGCATTCATAGGTGCGTTGCATAAGACCTATGCCGTTGGCGTTTAAAGCCCCAACAACAGCGTCAATGCAAGAACTGAGGTCTGCATACTTGGATTTGAAATGGGGGTTTACAGACGTTTTTAGCGCCTTGCCAAATTGTGATTGTGCTTTGACAAAGGCGGCGGCGATTTGTTTTCCAATTGGTGTTTCCATGATTTTCCTTAGTAAGCGTATTTAGGGCCGCAAGTGACTTCCACCACAGTCTCAACTGTGTAGCCATTAATCTTGCGTTTGGCGTAAAGCGGGATGGCGCGAAGGCCAGAGGTTTCGCACTGGCGCACAGCGTCAATCACCTCATTCCTGCCCATCGGCTGGACTTGTTTGTCAACAATCAGGTCTTGATTGGGCGCTTGGGGGGTTGACAAGCTAGAGCAACCAGCGGTGACCCAGGCCATCCAGCACAAAAGTGAGTAGGTGATCATCTTCATTCCGATTCCTTTGCAATCAAGCGCATTTCCAGTTCTTTGATGTATTCCTGTGCGGTTTCCACAAGGTTGATATGTGTACGCAAGTGGGACTCCAACAGGCCAACGTGATAGGCCAGCCGATTGGCGGGTGGTTCACCAAAATACTGTGTGTC